GTTATATTAAAAATAAAGATAAAATATTCTAAATAAATTTATAAATAAGTGCTAATTAAGTAAAAAATAAAAGTAATACAGTATTGGTGTTTTATTATAATATATTTATGTTTTTTGTTTTGTTTGTTTGTTTATTTGTTTGTGTTTTTACTACTTCGAAGCTTGAACTTCCAAATACATCAACTTTGAAATCTGGTCCAGCCATTTTGTATATGTTCACATCTACCACATTTGAAACCGTTGTTGATGCTCTTAGAGCATTCTGAATCCATATACAAATAACTCCATTAAAGTGATCTTTAACTGGATAACTATCTTTCACTGGATGCAATACTGGAAGAAATGTTTTCTTTTGTAAATATGGGATATCCATAGCAACAGTCGCTCGTCCTTGGTCTAAATCAAACGTAGCAAAATATTGTTGTGTAGCCAATGTTATATTTTCAGGTAAATTATCTAAATCTAAATTTGGATGATAACTAACGGTCAATTGTCCTCTATGCATTTGGGTGGCTGCAATATCAAATATAAATCTAATAGAACCATTCCAATAATCAAAACGTTGTGAAAAAACATCTATAGGTGGTAAAACATCATAAGCAGCATCAATCCCAGCGTCTACCAAGTCACAAGGTCCTACTCGAATTGCTTTTAATAAGGAACCTGCTTGTGCACTAGTTGACCATTCTACCCTTGATACTAAACTTTTCACATTCTGCATCAAATGGTACATATCTGTTTCTGTTTCAGTTGCTCCGTACGCTTGTTTGTCAGGAAGATTCATTCCATTATGATTTGATACTAACATACGTTCAAAATATTGAATATTATCCATTGAAATATTAAGTCCCATTTGATTCTGTCTAACTGGTGGTGGTTGATAAGTTATTGGATGAGCATCTAATTCTTTTGTCATCTCTGCTACATCTTCTATTAAAGGTAATGTTGTGTCTATTGCTTTTTCTATAAATTCCATCACTCCTATTTGTTCAATAGTTCTTTCAAATTTAAATGATTTTTGAGATGAAGGAACATATTCTGGAATTTTGAATTCTGATGAATCAATTGCAGCATAAACAGTTACTAAAACATTATTATCATTTGTTGCTCCAGTTCTCAAAGGATTTAAAACAATTACTCTAAAATTACCCAAAATATCATTCGGATATTCAGTAAAACCATAAATGTGTCTAAAAGGAATATCATAATCTATAGTTTGATTGTCAGATACATGTAATATCTTACCTCCAAGTTGTAAAAGTCTAGCTACGGATATCTCCGAACCTAAATCAGCATCTTCCATTGATGGGAAAAAGCCAACAACTAACGAGCCTGAATAAAAAGGAGATGCTCTTACTAAAACTCTCATTTTTATACTTGCAGATTTCCATAAAGCTGTTACATTAAAGGGTGTTTTCATAGCAGGAGTTGTTAAAATATCATTTACTAAATTAATTGAAAATAATGTAAAATTAGAGGTTTTATCTATTGTCCATAAAAATTGTTGTACTATTAAAAATTTGTGTACTAATCTTTGCAAATCCCAATTAATATCATTACATACACCTTCTGCTCTCAAATTTGTCGATATTGATTTCTTTCCAGCAGTAGTAACAGTGCCTTTTACAACCTGTTCAGTTTCTTGTATAGTAGCTCCAACTTGTTTAATTCTATTTTTTCCAATATCATTACTGATATCAGGTACATCTGTTTCTATATTATTTGTTGTTAAAACTTCATCTACAGACGTTTTAACAGTATGACTATTAATTTCTGCTGTATTTTTGTCAAACCCACCTTCTTCCTTAGTTTCTTCCATTTGCTGTTTCATTTCTTCTCGTGAAATATAATCAATCAAAAATCGGTTTTCAGAAAATCCCTCTTCTATAGCATTCAATTCAATCTTATTTCTAAGTTTTTCTCTAATAGTAATGCATGCTGTGTCATATTGCGCTGGTGTTAAGGTTTTATTCAATCGAATTTTTTCCAAAATCTTATCATAAGTCGCTTTTTGTGGATATTGATAATCTGTTGCTAATCTATATATTTTAAGTGCTGTTTTACCTTGTATTACAAAAACGGGAATTTCTTCACCACTTTGTTCCTTACTAGTTTCTTCTATCATTTCAGGTGGAAATTGATACAACTCACGAGGTATTCCTAAAAATACTCCTGTTGAAAAATCATCACCAACACATCCAAAAATTTCAAAAGAGACAGATATTCCAAAGTTATTCTGGTTGTTAGTCTCTATAAGAAAAGATTTCTTTTCTGTGCTAAAAGGATCTTTATTAAACTCAAAATAGCTTGTTACAAACGTTGGAGCCATATAAGGTACGCTAACCATTGCTGGTTCATTAACTCTAAAAAAATGAGCTCCTCCATCGTACCATTGTTGTTGTTCCAATTTAGCAAGATCTTGCAAATCATTTTCACGATTTGTAACCATAAATCTAAATTGAGTATTATCATTTGCTATAATTGATTTGTTCTCACTATCTGTAGAAATATAAGGTATGATTTTCAAATTAATTGATCCTCTATACAATTTAAATATCTGTCGAAGCCAGCCATGAATAGGTTCAAGAAGAGTATCTTTCGTGATCAATAATGTATTTTTAGTTCCAGCTTCAACTGCTATTGGTGTAATTTCATGTATTTTCCTATATCTTTTCCTCATCACGACCAAATCCGTTACATGGTCTTGAAATTGCTTGATTTTATGTTCTGCAATATATCCTGTTCCAGCGCATAACATAATCGGTTTCATTGCTGAAACTGGATCATTTATGCTAACTTGTCCGGGTACATCAACTTGTGTGTCTGATTGTTCTTGTGTTATTTCATAATTCATTCGTACTAGCTCATTGGAGATCTGGGCAGGCATGTCTTGATATCGTTTGACTGCGTCGGTTTTTCCAATAAGATCTTGGTCTGATTTGGTTCCATAATCTGAATGAGATCCTGGATAATAATAAAAGAATGACCAGATTCTTTTATTTTCTTTATACGTACTAATTTTTATATCAGGATTAAAAGCCATAATCATGTTTCTATAATAATCGTAAATCTCAGAGCCATAAAAAAACATAGCTCGAAAAGCTGCGTTTACGTTTACTGTGGTTTCGTGAATAATATTGTTATTAGTTTTATTCAAACGAACCCAGTTCATACTTTCCTGTAGATTTTCAATTGCTGATAAAGGGACGTAGTAACCCTGCAAATATCCTGTTGTGTTTTTTAAAAAAGTAAGTTCTGCTACTGGTTTATATGGTACTATATTGTCTGATTTGTCTACTGAAGTAGCCTTCATTCCTCTAGCATTAATCCATTCTGCTACAGTCAATCCATTATATATATCCTTAATGGCATGTGAAACAGTTTGCACCGTATCATCGCCACCTCGTTTTCCTCTAGTATGTTTTTTATAAGATGTTATTGATGATAATAAGGGACTATTGGCTTTTGTTAAAGCCAAAAACGCTGCCCTATGTAATATCTCATTTATATCACAATTAAACATATAAGTACCTAATTTACCTGAAGCAAGTGTGCCAAGTGCTCTATATAATTTATTAATATAAATATAATATGGTGCTGATTGCCATTCTATCACAGTATCTTTCTGAAGTTTCGTCAATTTAGAATTTGCATCGGGTGTAAG